TTTCTCAAAGCCAACCGTAACCATTTTTTAGGCTGGATTTAAGAAAAATATCAGGGCAACCTGAGGGATAGTTGTGCCTTTTTTTTAAACTGTACACTACTGTTGCCCCAAAATGAAGGGTGCCAAAAATAGCGCTAAAAAATACAAGATTTAACGCTTTTAAGAGCAAAATAAACAGGGTTTTACCACGCTATTAACGCCAAATTTACCTCATCTGAAAGAGCAATTTCAACCAGTTTTTGTGCATACTTTTCCTGCTGAAAAATCACATGAGCAACCACCGCTTTACCGACCGTTTGCAGCTGCAATTTGGTATGTATTCGACGCTCCCAAACGCCACTTAAATCAGCGCACCAAAACTTATATTCATCTCCTGTAGCAGGCAATAATGACGCCGTAATCAGCCCGTTTAAATTAGCCTGGTCAAGTTGAGCCGTTGGGTAAGTATACGCCACTCCCAGCACATCGGAGCTAATGCCGGAGCTAATAGCCAAGCTGCAGGATGATTTTATTTCACTGGCTTTAGCTTTTTTTGCCGCGATCAAATCAAACGCCCACGCCGTACCCGACCATTTATAATGACCATCCGGTTTAGCAAGCGCTGTCAAATTACCGGGTAAGTCGCCCAACTCCTCATGCTCAAGCTCTGCGCACGTAGCTGTGTTCCAGACCATGCCACGATTATCAGGTACGGTGCTCCATGTACCATTGGCAAATCTAGGCCATGTTTTATCCGCATGAACAGGGACAATGTCCGTTGATAAGTCGGGTTTAATATAAACACCAGGCTCTAACGGACTCTCTTGTGCGTTATACGTACCCGTAAACAAACCATTTGTATCATATAAATAAACTGTTTTCATTTTTTGATTCTCAATATTTGACAAAAAATTGCACGCGATTACCGGCTGGTAAGTTGGCAGTACCACCAGCAGGTGACTGTGAGATAGTGACAACTCCCGATAGATTTGAGGTTCCCCCGCCCCAATATGACCCACCTACACCAGCTGGAACCAATCCATTTGTAAGATGTGTATGATATAAAACAACCCCGTCAGTATGTGTGCTCACCCCCCCAATCCCCGCCTGTACCGGCACCTGATCGGCCGCAAACCATGGCGGCGAAAACAGGCCGCTTACAGCCCCGCCACTCCACGCATAGCCGCCTATGGCTGCAAACAATGCAGCATACGTAGTCGATGACAGCGATAGTGATACTGCGGTCGGGCATTGTATATAACCCCCAGCCGGTACACCCGTACCACCATAAGCAATGATTGATCCTGCCGGCAGGCCGGGTGTGCTTATTAATCCATTCGCCGGATTCAACAGCACCCACTTAACCAGCGTCGCATCATACTGCAACAGCAACCAATGCCCGGCCCCGGCAATATCGCCAGCCGCCAAAGCCAGCCCGTTGCCCTTGACAATGCCGACCGCACCGCCAAAACCGGCATTAAACGTCGGTGCAGTTGTCGTATTGGCGGTTCCTGCTCTTATATATAAGGAGAGGCCGTCGCTCAATGCCGTTACCGCCGGGGTCAGCGTCGCGCTATAAGCATCGCCCGTATTGGCGGCCCGCGCCGACAACAACCCGCCCGACTGGATAGCGCTTACCAACTGGTTATTAGTGCCTAAAACCAGTGCCGTCCCTGTCCCCTCAACTACCCCGGCCAGCTCTTCCTGCACCGAATTAACCCAGGCCGCATTAAAGGCCGTAGCCGCCTGACCTGTGGCTTTATTGCCATCCCTAAAACCATCCTTGCCAGTGCCGAACAGATTGGCCGCCCTGGATGATGTATCAATTCTGTGCATAAAAGCCCCTATGGATACGCAAAAATAACGCTCGTATGAGCGGGTTTAAATCGGTTGATACGACATTCTATGGCTTCATCGCCCCAGCTTTGCAGGGCGCTGTTGCAGTCACTGTCACAGTCCATCACAAACAAGCCTGCCGTTGCATTGGGCAGATTCAACTGCCAGGTAAAGACATCCGCCTGGCTGTTTAACGCGCCATTGCAATCATCATTGCAGGTCAACATAAAAAACTCATCAATACTGGCAGCGGGATAGCCCATCGCCGCCGCCAGACCGATAAAATAAGTCCGGCTTTGACTGCCGGTCATCGTCAATTTTGACAACAGCGCCGCCCTGCGCTGTTCAAGGCTTTGCTCGATAGTCACGCAGGCATCCGGCAACCCGGCGACACGCTCCCAGTCCGCCAACAATTCAGAGGCAGTGCGCGGATCGGCTTCATTGACCAGCTCGGCAGTACGCAGATCAACCCGTGCAAACAGAGCCGACCACGCCGCCAGCAAGCCGGTTAACACACTGCCTTGCGCTTTGGCAAAGGCCAAACCGCGCGGCAATAACGCCTGACACTGGCTTAAATAATCCGTTGTTGTCATAGCCATGTAACAGTACCCAACGTAGTGATAGTGCCGGTCGTATTGACCACATCAGCGCCCGGTACGGTCATCGTATAATTCGTTTCGCCCGCAGCCGCACTGAGCGCCGCCCGGATATGCGACAAGAACAAGGTACCGCCCGGAATCGCTTCCAGACGGATCAAAGCGCTTAGCTCGGCCTGTACCGCCGCCTTGACCGCCGTCGTATTGGGCGTTACCGACAGGCTGAAATTTAACGGTACGGCTGCCGGAGCCGCCACCCACACCTGAGCCGTTACCGGCCGCAAAGAGTCTATATATGACTGCACCGCCAGCACCGCGCCTGCATCCGGAATCAGACTGACATCATTATCCCGCACAAAGCGTACAGTAACGGTGCCTGCGCCCAACTCCTGCGGATACACCCAGGCACGGGTCACTCCCGGCACTTGCAGCGCCCAACTGCTGTAATCAAAACTCGCGCCGCCGTGGGGAGGCTGCTGAATCCGGGTTAAAAAGCGGTCACGCAACGCCGCATCCAACTCGGCATCGGCACCGCCTGACAATAGACCCGCCGTGGCGGTAGACGTTACCCCGGCAATCGGCGCACTCAGCGTCAAACCTGCACCCGCTGCCGCATTGCCTGCCTGCCCCGCCGTCAGGGCAGTCAGGGCCGCCGTCGCCACACCGCCGGCCAGCGTCACCCCGGCATTGACGGTATACAACACCCCGTCCGCCCGTTGCAGTCCGGTTAACGCCGGAACCGTCACGCCATTGGCCCCGCTCAAGACAACCGTACCGGTTGCAAAACTTGCAGGCAGGCGGTTAATGCCCCAGATAGACGCCCAGCGCTCCAGATATTCCGCCTCCGCCGTATCGTAAATAACCTGCGTCGCCAACCAGGCAATAAAGCCATACAAACCATGCACCGCCGCCGCATGAACCCGCGACAACACATTCAGATTGGAGCGGCGCAAGGTCGCATCCGTACCCGGCAAACGGGCTTGAATATCGGTAAACGCACTGCTTAACAACTCGCTTAAGGCCGGACGGGAAAATGCCATTAACTGCTCCAAAAGGTGGTGAATAAATACCGGGTAACCGGCTGCTGGGGTCGGCTGATCGCTACCTGCAAGCCCAAAACCCCTGACCTTGGATTACTGGCAACCACCGCAACCGACTCGGCCACACCGTCCTCTACCAGCCATTGCAAGGCCTCCTGCGCGTAGGCCTGGGCTTTAACCAAGACGGCCGGCACTTGTTTTTCACGGCTCAACAACCACAGCCGCGAACCTATTAAATCGTTATTAATAGTGGCAAACTCATCAGCCCACCAACCGCGCCGGTCACTGGAGCCGTCCGGGATACTGTCATCGGCATTGGCCCGCCGGTCGGTAAACAAACTGATAATAACCGCCGTTTCCAAACCGTCATCTTCAGTTAACCCCAAACCGTCCAGACTAAAATCAGCCCCTTGCTCCCAATCAATAAAGGTAGTTTTTATATCACTCATACCGGCACGCCTGTCTGCGCCAAACCCGTCTGCACGCCGCCGTGCTTGTGGGTTTTTAACGAGATACCATCGGCCAGCACATCACCGCCGGTCACCACAACCTGCGGACAGTTGACGATAGTAATGGCATGGCTGCCGCCACTGATAACGATACCGGCACGCGTCAAGGTAATGGTATGTCCCAGATCATCAAACAATGCCACCTCACCGGCTGCCAGTGCTTTAACCCGATAGCGCCGGTCATCCACTGCCAGCACCAAACCATGATCCCGGTTGCCGCCAACAAAGACCGCCGCTACTTCGGCTCCGGCGTGGGGCTGAGAGGTAAAGCCGTAATTTTGAAAGCGTTCCATATCCCGCACTTCACCGGACAACAGCTTAACCTGTACGCCCTGCATTTTTGCCGCATCATTCACCAGCGACAACACCCCGCGTGCCACCATTAAATTAACCCGCCGTGCCAAGGGAGCCGTTATTTTATTAATCGTTCTAATCATGGCGCAAGCTCCCAGTCGTCCTGGGTAATACCGGCTTCATCGCCCTGTTTCTTGCGTATTTTCTTGTCCAGACGGGTCTGTTTAACCTCTTCAAGCGTATCAAAGGCTGACGGCCTGGCACACTGCAAGGTCGTTATCGATCCCGACTCATCCAGCGAGTAACCCGCCGACACAATCAGCAATTCCACGTCCGCCGACAACAGCGGCGACACCAACCGCGCCAGGGTATTAGGCTGCCACAACACGCCGTTGGCCTGCCAGCCCTGCACCGTCAGCGTCGCCCGCGTACCGCGACCGGCACGGACATTGCGCTCCCACTCGGCACGTTGGGTCAAGGTCGCATTACCACCCTGATCCTCGGCCACCACAATAAACGGCCGGTAGCGGGTAATGGCCACATCGGTGACGCTGCCGCCAGGCTGTGCAACCGTTTCGGCGTAACTATCATCACTGCCCTGTGCCTGGCCCTTGGCAATATACACACTAAAGCGGTCCTTCCAATCAAACCCTGCCTCGGCGCTTAACAAATTACCGCCTTCCGTCAAGTCGGTCGGCGCTTTAGCCGTACCGGCACGGGTTAACAGCAAATTGCCCAGACCATCCGACACCAACAACAACGCCCGCATCTTGGCCGCCCGTTCCAGGCTTTCAAACACACTCTCGCCCTCCTGAATGCTAAAGGCAGGCAAAGCCGCGCCGGTATCCGTCGCCACCAGCACCTTGATCCCGAACGGCGCGCACAAATCCGCCGCGATTTGCTCCAGCTTCTTGTTTTGCCACTGCCCGCTCTTATATATAGAGGAGCAATCGACCAAATCCCCGGTTTTATCACGACCGGATACGCTGATACTGTGCGCGGCCTTGTCATAACTGCGGGTAACCGTATCGGTATAACCGGTAATCACCGTCACCCCGTCTACCAGCACCTCGCACGCCTGACCGGGTTTAAGATCCATCACCTGCTGACCCTGCGCCGTATTCCAGCGATCGGTTACCGATAACTCAAACGTCCCCGCGATTTGCTCAATGCCCCGCTCAATGCGTACCGACTGCCAGCCGCCAAAATAAAAACCGTTAATTTTCAGCTCAACAGTCATGGCGTTAACACCTCCAGCGCCTGTCCGCCCGGCACAAAGCCCGGATGCCGGATATGATTTCTGGCCACCAGACTGTCCGCCCCGGCAACCGTGCCATACAAATTATACGTCACCACCAGCGCCGGTAACGTTACCGGTACGGTAACACTCACCAGCCGCGACAAATCCGCAGCCCGCACGGTAATATCGGCAATCACCGCCAGCCGCAACGCCGTCAAAGCCCTATAAACGTCATCCGTTGCCGTTTCGGCTTCCGCTTCCAAAACCGCCGATAACTCGTTACGCAAGGCAATCGCCTCGTTATAACTGGCCGGGGTTAGCTGTGTAGCTACCACGCAGGCCTCAATAATGGCCGTGGTTCTGACCAGCGACGAGAGCGCCGCCTGATTGGCCGCCTGTTGCACACTGCCGGGTGTCGGTACAGACGCGCTTGAATACGTCGGTACCTCCGCGCCAAAACCAAACAACGACCGCAAGGCCGACAACGCTGCCACCGGACTGGCGGCAATACCGGACAAACCCGTAATCATGCCCGACAAACCCTGTGCCAAATTGACCGGAAACAAAATCAAACTGGAGACTGACGCCGATATCCCGTACAGCTCATGGACAAAATCGGGCAACAATGCCCCTGCCAATACGCTGTTGGCTGCCAGCCGCAAGCTGTTTAACACCGTACCGGCCTGGGTAATCGCCGCCGATACAGACGCGATTAATCGCGTCTGTACAGAAAAGACTTTGGCAAACCAGGACTGGCTCGCCGCCTTGGCATTCAGCGCGGCCTTGTTAACCGCCGCTTTGGTATCCGTGCGGGGTTTTGGATTAACCGGCACCCCGGCTTCGGTAAAACTTAAAGAAAACTTCGCCATCCCGCCGTCAGCGGTAGACTCGGATATCCGGCACGAGGTCACCACCACCTGGGCCCGCCCCCGATAGGGATGCACCAGCTCACCGGCACCGGCCGTCTCAATGGCATTAACCAGGCGGTCACGGAGCGTCATATAATCCGCGCCAATGACAAACGCCTCCAGGCTGACTACCTCCGCCTTGCGCCCCAAATCTTCGGTATACGGCAAATCACGCTGCGGGTACTCATGCACGACGACCCGGCGGCCCAGCTCCCCGCTGGTCGATTCCACCTTAAACGGAATACCGCGAAAAGACGCGGTTTGCAGCCTGTCACGCCAGCTTTGCCCGGCCATTAACGGGCACCCGGCATGGTCA